TTTTCGTACAGTACAACTGCACCAAATACATTACCTTTTTTCTTTGCCATTTATATCTTTAACTTCTTCAGCTTGTGCTTCTATAATTAATGGTAAAGGCTCAGTGGTATTAGTGTTATGGATTCTATCTGACATATTTAAGTATTGTTTAGAAAGCCATATTAAAAGCTTATCATTACCTTTCATAGCTTTCTCGTACATTTTCTTTCTTAAAGAAGCTTTACCTTTGTTTTTATTAACCTCTAATAAATC